CAGTACCAAACCGCTCAAGATGCGGATATTTTACAAATGACATTTCCTTTCTCCATATCTACCCAGTTGTTATCATCTGAATCAAAAAATAATCTGCTACCAGTTGCGCCTGCCTTGCCGCTTGCCAATCGCAATCCAAAACCTCACTGGTAACGCTATAAATCATGTCTATCTGATCGCCTGCCCAAAACTGGCCCGGTATCCATCTGCGCCGGTTGTCGTCTTGAGTGCAGCGGGTTCCGTCTTCGCGCCATTTGATGGGCTTCATATCCCAACCCCTTTCTTGGAAAATCGCTTTTCCTGCGCAGGCGCGATAAACGGTTGTCCCGGAGTGAATCGCATAAAGTGAAACTGGGGATGCAGCCAAACGCTGCCAGGTTGGCCGTGGCGCAACTTCTCAACAACAAGTTCGGTGTGGTGGTCGTCGTGACGGTGAAGGAACATCACCGCGTCAGCATCCTGCTCTATCTGTCCAGACTGCCTTAAATCGCTCAAGCGTGGTCTTGCGTCTGTTCTCTGCTCTATCCCACGGTTAAGCTGGGCAAGGGCTATCACGGGACAATCAAGCTCCTTTGCCATGGCCTTTAAGCCACGCGATACGCTTCCTACTTTGATTGTCTCGTTCTCACCCGCCCCGTTTACAAGTTGCAGGTAATCAACGACAACAAGGTCAACACCAGTCTTAGCGGCCTGCGATCTTGCACGAGCACGAATGTCTGCAATGGTCACGTCGCCATCGTCATCAACATACAACCCAGATTCACGCGCATGAGTGACAAAAGTTGTCAGGTTTGCCCACTGCTCTTGATCGAGATCAGCGGTTTGGATGTTTCGGTAAAACGTGCCCGTCATGTTTGATGCAAGACGGCCAATTAATTCACGCGCCTGCATCTCAAGACTGAAAAACAGAACACGTAAGCCAGCCCGTAACATCGTTGCCGTAATGTTCAGCGCAATTACTGTTTTCCCTTGTCCGGGTCTTGCCGCGATGATGTCCAGCTCACCGCCGTGTAATCCGTGCGTCATTTCGTCCAGTTCAGCAAACCCGGTTGAAATGCCTGTTAAACCGCCTTGCGAGTCATGGCAGTACTCTAGATGCTGGTACCACTCTGAAAGCGCTTCCTTGGCTGTTTTAGGGCCTCTACGCCCCTTCAGTTTCATCAAGTCGAGCACTGACTGTTGAGCACGTGCGATTTTCTCGCTCGTTTGCAGTGTCGGGTCAAAGCATGTCCGGCAGACCTCTTGCCCGGCATCGTGCAATCGTCTCAGCGTCGAGTACTCAGCAACGCCGTTGGTGTACGCCGCGAGGTTTGCAGTGGATGGCGTGTTACGCTGAAGCTGTGCCAAATCCATCAGCCAAGTCCCACGCGGGGCCACCTTCTCAAGCTCGTCAGCCACCACCATGAAATCAACCGCCTGATTCGCGTCAACCAGCTTGCACATGGTTTCAAATGCCAGTGCACACGCTTCGCTGCGGAAGTCGGTAGGGCTTATCAGGCCGCGCACGTCTGCCAGCAGTTCTGGGTCAATCAGCAGGCCGCCAATTACCGCTTGTTCAAAGTCGTTGTTATGCAGCATCACACACCACCAAACCCGGCTTTTTCTTTTCTGCGCTTCATCAGGTCAAGATACTTCTGGTAGGCGGCACTCTTGTGCTGACTGAAGCCAAGCCCCTTACACCAGTAGTCGTTTCTGAGAAGCGACTTGCAGACACGACGCCAGGAGGGAACGTCACGCTTCATCTCAAGATTCAAGTCGGCTTCATCAGGTATGCCCTCTGGATACCCGCGATCCATCCACCACTTCTCGAAAAGGAATATTTTGTTCTCGTAGTGCTCCTTAGTCTTTGGCGGCATCGAGTTAATCAGCATCTGCGCAAAGCTTTTCCAAGTGTGGCTGTCAGGCTTTGAGATTTTGTTGTAGCCATTGATGTTGCCATTCTCTTGGATATACAACGCGCCACTGTTCGCACCGTTAACCCTTGAAACGATCTTGGCCCACGTCTCAGGCTCAATGAGGTGAAACAGCCACAAGCCACGACGCTGATCATCCCCGTATGGCTGACAAATACGTTGTTGATGGATCGACAGCCCAGCCATGTACATAAAGTCATACAGCTTGTTGTAGCGTCTCGTCGGGTTCTTGCCGTGGTATACCCATATGTCGTCAGTGCGCCAGTCATAAATTGGGTACACGTTGAAAACATTGTCAGTCACTTTCGTCGTGTACTGCTTGCCTTCCTTTGTGATCTTCTTGCTGCTGGCGATAGTCCTGTAACGGTTCAGTGATTCATCGGTTCTAATGCCAACAAAACAGGCGCATGACTTCCCTTCTGAGTACCATTCGCCAAACAGTGGAACGAACTCTTCAAACTCCATCCCATTTTCAAAGAACTCAAAGAACGACTCATCAGTGATCCCAAGCTTCGGAACGGGACGTATCCAGTCCGCTTGTTTTTCCTTGTCCCAGCAAATCCATTTCGGCTCATACACTGACACCGCGTTTCTCAATGAGATGGGCAAGCAGCACCAATACGGCTCCAATACATCAGAGAACTCGTCAATCATCGCCTCTGCATGCTCAATGGTCATTTTGTACTGGCCTTCCAGGTCAACCAGCAGCAGACCAAACTTGACTCCTCGTACTCTCGCCTCATCAGCAACCAGGTGAAGCATTACCGTTGAATCCTTCCCCGCGCTGAACGACAGGTACACTTTTTCAAACGTATCAAACGTCCACGCTATTCTCTGTCTAGCAGCGTCAATGACGCTCATTCCCAAAGGTTTTTTTGCCATGGCTCCCCCTTGTACCTCTTTTCCCAAGCTTTTATGGTTCTTTCGGCCTGCTCGTTAGCTTTGCGCTGCTGCTCTTCTGTCAGATGCGACCAAGCCTGTCTCACAATGTCTTCTGGGCATTTGATTGCTAACGCGCAAGCCGCGTGCCCGAGCCATGCTTTCCTGTTCATCGTTACCGCCGTTAGGTTGTGCTCGCATGATATCGGCCACTGCTTAATTACTTTTCGCATCCACTTGCCGTACTCCCTGTGATTCCCCGTAAACTCAATCGCCACTTTCAAAAACTCCTGGCGATCCTCAACGATTCCCCACATGTTTGTGTATGTCTCCTCCCACAACCAATAGGGGTGCCACTTTCTAGTTAATGGCTTCATGCTCTTGCTCATCCGTCAAAACCTCAGCTTCCCAAGCTTCTGAAAATTCCTTATCAGAAAACATTTCTGCCAACCCAGTAATCTGCACTAGGCGCAAAGCCTCGTCGCGATCCATGCCAAGTTCTTTGCAGATTTTCTCGTAGCTCCAGTTTCGGCGACGAAGCTCAACCACAATGTCAGACATTGCCGTTACCGAGTGCTTGCCCCTGGCGCGGTTGTGCCGAATGGTGGACGCAATACGGTCATTACGGCCATCACGGTCAGGCTTGATCTCTACCAAAGGAAGGTAGCCAGCAACGCGCTTGTTAACGTCAGGAAATTCCTTGCACACACGGTTGCGGTGAAACCCATCAACCACTTCCCAATGCTCATCACGAGGCCATGAAACAACAGGCTGCGTGTAGCCATCAGAAAGGATCGATAGCTTCAACAGCTCCATCTCAGGTGGAGCTACGCTGTTAGGGTTATAGTCGTTAGCCTGTACGCTTTCCGATTTAACCCATTTAACAAAATCAACTGGCTCGTCCTTGAACGGGCTCACGTCATGCAGGTGCGAACGGATTTCGTTCAATTCTGCAACCTTGTCATCTAGGCTCAGGATTGCCAGCGATTCAACAAGCTTTGCCGTTAGCTCTTTAATGCTCATACCGCCCCCTCAACAATTCGTTTAAAAACATCGTCTCTCAGTAAAAAATCGAAATTAGCTCCATCCCAACTTCCACCCTTGTGCTTGTCTCCTTTCATCCAGTGCTCGTTGATAGTCGCCGCCTCAAAGTACTCACGCCACCAGCTGATAGTTCTGGTCTTGTCAGACTTGCTCCAAATCTTCTTGATAGCAGATTTGCGCTTGTCGTCTTTAACTTTCACCCGTGGCCTGTTGTATGGGTAAACACACAAAACGTTTTCATAGGCTTCGAACACTGAGTCATACGGGATGCGGTCTGCTTTTTGGGTGGCACTAGCCTTTTCCTGCCCGTCATCGTCAGATGACAAAGTATTCTTCTCTGTCTCTGTCTCTGTCTCTGGCATAGCATCTTGATATTGATCCGCTTGCGCGATGCAAGCATCTTGCACCAACTCAAAAAACCCGCTAGAAATCAGTTCTTTAACTGTTTCACGTATCGTTTTTTCGTCAGACCTAAAACGCCATGCAAGCTTCTTCGCATCAACAGTGACAAACCCATCTTGATGCTCGCTTGCAA